ATGGGATATTACATGAATTGTCGGCTCATATCGCCTATTTAAACAAAGGCGGGAATTACACGTTTGATGCTGATTTTGCCGAATTGATAGGCGGTTATAGTATCGGCTCGGTTGTCCAAAGCGATGACGGGCAAACAAGTTATGTCAGTCAGGTTAACGGCAATAAAACCAACCCGAATAATGGGAACGCATCAGGGTGGGCTATTTTTGCCGGAAAAAAATCTAACGAATTTTTCAAAGCCGAATTACTTAAACGATCTTATCAAGTTGCCAGCGTGGAGGAATTGCGCAAATTTAAAGGCAGCGATGTTACAAAAATTGTCCAGGTTGCCGGTTATTATGCAAACAGCACGGTCGGCGGCGGCGTGTTTGTGGAGGATAAAGCCGATAAATCTACCGCCGACAACGGTTGTACCGTTATTGTTTCTGCCGACGGTACGCGCTGGAAGCGTGTGTTTTCAGGGATGCTTAATCTGCATGATTTTGGCTATGTGGCCAGCAAAAACAATGCACTCGAAACTTTAAATGCCGCTGAAGCCACTGCACTGGGCGCCGTTGTCGACTGCTTGGGTTTGTCAGTTGATACGGGTAATACCTATCCGCAAAAAAACAAATACACCAATGGCCAGTTTGTGATTAACGGCAAAACTGTCGATGTGCAATATCAAGCCATCCGCAACGGAATCGGTCGGTTTATTGCAGGCAGCGGCGCAGCAGCCAACCTCAAATCGAATGAATGGACCGGTGCAGGTTTAATCGCTATTGGCGAAGGCGCAATGGAGCAGATGGAAAAATGTGTGTCAGGTATTGCCATCGGTGACCGCGCCCAAGGATTTTCTAAAGTAAGCAGAGACAATATCGCCATTGGGGCAGACAGCCTGATTAATGTGCAGGCCGCTACTGAATGGTACGACCAGTCACGCATGGAAGGCACGCGCAACATCGGTGTTGGTAGTAATGCAGGACGCGGCATTACCAGCGGTTACGCGAACGTTTCAATCGGAAGAAATGCGGGGCAGGGATTAAGTACAGGCTATTCAAATGTCGCTTTAGGTTCGGCCGCGTTGGCCGGTGTTGCCCCAATAGGACTGACTGGCGATATTGAAGTTTTTTGGCCGTCCCCAACATCTCGCACCGTAGCTATCGGCGAATCTGTTTTACAGATGTACCAAGGACGAGATGCGCAAACCGCAATCGGTGGAGGTGCTGCAAGGAATACAAAAACAGCCAAAAAAGTGACCGTGATTGGTGCTTCGGCGTTAGAGAACTTAGAGCGAACCAGCGCTCCGAATGGTGGCGATGTGCTATGGACTGGCACTGAGAGCGGAAACTATACCCAAAGCGGCAGTAATATTACTTTGACATTTGGCAATATTCGCGGCGCAAAAGTCGGTTATTGGGTGGGAATCCGCCTCACTTCAGGCGAAGCCAAGACAGTTCAGGGTGATGTAGTGCCTGCTGAAGTGGTTGAAGTAACAGAAAGTAGTATTAAAGTACGTAGTCCTAAAGAACTTAACGCATCAGGAGTGGCAGAGCTTAAATATGTTTATTCGACATCATCGTCGGCGACGAAAAACGAAGAATTGACAGTGATTGGCACGAATGCACTGAAAGATGCAGTAAGTGGCGCATATACGACGGTAATTGGCGCGGATGCGATGGTATCCAGCAACAACCCACAAAAAACAGTTGCCATTGGTGCATCTGCATTGCGAAATGGTACCCACCTGTCTAGCGTGGCCGTCGGCTATTGGTGCGCCCCTACTATCAGTAGTGAACAAAGCGTATTTATTGGCGAGTCCGCGGGTTATCGGAATGTACAAGGTACTGTATTAAGCGGAAAAATCACAAACTCAATCGCAATCGGCTACGGTTCGCGCCTAAACGGCGACAACGAAATCCAAATCGGCTCAACGGGGCAAACCTTATACGCGCCGACAGCCGTGAACATCCGCTCAGACGGCCGCGATAAAGCCGACGTCAAACCGCTGGAAAACGGCCTGAAATTTGTCATGAAATTAAAGCCGGTCACAGGCTACTACGACCGCCGCGATGCTTATGTTGACGAATTGTTTGCCGATTTCCCAGAAGAAGAACGCGTAGCCAAAGTGCGCGAATGGTGGAAGAACCCAACCAAAGACGGACGACACAAAGAAGACCGTTTGCAGCATTGGTTTATCGCCCAAGACATTGCCGCACTGGAAGATGAATATGGTCGCCTGCCGATGGTCAACATCAAAAATGACACCTACACCATCGAATACGAAACTTTTATCCCAGTTTTGACAAGAGCCATCCAAGAGTTGGCCGAGAAAGTTGAAAAATTGGAAAACGAAAACAAGGAGTTAAAAAATGGCAAGATGTGTGATTGACCAAGACAGCCTGTTCGTAGAGGAACAATACTTTGATGACGGCCGCCAAAGCATCGAAGCTGAAATGCCTGATCTCGCACAATATCAGGCTGCCCAGTGGGATGGGCAAGGTTGGCAGATAATTCCCGACTATCGCGGATGCGTAGTTTTTGTCGGTGAGCAAGAGCAGGTGTGGGATAAGTTAGGTGATTTGCCCGATGGCATCAGCCTGACCCCGCCTGAATCGGCAAATATTGACGGCGTAAAATCCGGAAAACTCGTTGCATTAAATGCTGCCGCTCAGGCTTTTATTAATAAGCACGCCGGTATCGACAGCGTACCTGAATTTGAGTTTGCAAGCTGGTCAATTCAGGCTTCCGAAGCAAAAGCTTGGCAGTTAGATAAAAACGCGCCAACTCCGGTGCTTGACGGCATTGCCACCGCCCGCGGTATGTCAGCAGACACGCTTAAAGCAGCGGCTTTGCGTAAAACGCTGGCTTACGAACAACTCGCAGCACATGTGGCCGGTCAACGACAAGCGCTGCAAAGCAAGATTGAGGCTGCTAAGAAACAATCTGATTTAGACAAAATCGAGATTGCATTCTCCTTGCCGGAGACCGTCTGAAAATGGCAAAAGTCTATTTGGCACTCTATAAAGGCAAAGCCGCAATCTGTTGCCATATCGGCCGGCCGCTTGTTCCGCCGTACACACGGGGCAGGTTACGACTGGCTAGGTGCGATTGGCGTGGTACTCAAATCACCACACAGCAAAAGCCGCTGGTTTTGCAGCGAATGGTGCGCCTATGCAATAGGCTGCACCAACCCGCACCGGTACACCCCAGGAGAATTGGCGGATACCATTAAACCGTGATTTCAAAATCGCATAACAGGCCGTTTCAGACGGCCTTTTTTTACGGAGATTTAATATGAGCAAGTCTATCCAATGGCTGAAATATGCTTTTGAACTTCGATTTTTACCTGTGCGCTTCCAAAGGTGGCTTTTCAGCACAGGAACGCGGGCGGTCGAGTTTGTCAGCGGG